TCTCTTGGAACAAGTGGAATGGGTTCGCACCTGAGTCTGTAGAATTACCAGACTTAGACTTAATCAATAAGTTGGCAGAAGATGCCTATAATCCTGATTCAGATTTAGAGAGATGTGTGGTCAAGATTTCAGATTTAGATAATGTTATCAGATTACAAGTTAGATTTGATACTAACATGTCGCACAAGAAGATTTCAGAATACAAGAATGAGATGAACGCCAATAACTCTACTAAGGGTTTTACTATTACTATTGTAAGATTTGATGGCAGAGAAGTTATTGTTGGTGGTAATCACACCTTAGAGGCTGCTAGAAAGTCAAGATGTTCTACTATTGAAGTTGTCTACATCGATGCAGAAATGACAATGGCAGACTTGCAGGCATTGGGTAATGCACTTAACAGAAAGGTTGAAGTGCAAAGAATGACTACTTCAATTACTGATTGTGCTGGCGACTTGGTCAATTTCTACAATGAAGGCAAGATTACTTCTTTGAAAGATAAGTATGTTGCTGAATACATCAAAGTGACTGGTGGGTTTAAGGGTGCAGACATTTCAAAAGTTAGAAGAGAAGCCCAAGCTCTTATTGATGAGAAAGATTCTTGGAAGAAAGGTAAGACTTGGATTAACTGGAAGTTAAAGAAGAGAGAGAAAGAGAGAAATGACAAATGTTCTGCTTTAAATAGTGATACTACATTTCATATTACACAATCTGCTACATTTAGGGCAGATAGGGTCATTGAGAAGTGGATGCAAGATGCTGACTTTAGAAAGGAGAATGGTTTACCACCAAGAAGTATTATAAAGATATTCATGCATTACGAAACAAAGAAAACTTACGATGATTACAATGACAAGAACCCACAAGGTGGTCACAGAAGAATCATTGAATCATTCATGAAAGGTGAAGGTATCGATACACCAAGTGTTGTATTTGAGAACTTGGAACTATATGAAGATTCGATATAAATACTAGATTATGAATAAGAATTTTAAACCCGATGAAGTTATCGGTATGATTCAGAAGAAAGTTCAACTCAAAAGAGAACTTAAAACTATGAAATCAAATGGCGAAGATAAGAAAGCAGAAGTTGTTTCATTAAAAATTGAACAAATAGATGAAAAACTGCACTCTAGACCGCTATCAAAAAACTAAATAGTATTATAAATCTTAGGAGATACTATGGGTGTATACGCAGACCAATTAACAGATATTAACGCAAAATTAGAGAGAGCACAATACGAATACGATTGTATTGAAGGAACAAAATCAGTAAACATTAAGATATATCTTGATAGTGGTGTTCCTGCTTACACTCAATATGCCAGAGATAATCAAACCCTAGTTCACGAGTGGACTGGCACAGGTGGTTTAGACCAAATGGCTGCAGATTGGAGAAGTGCAAATTCATCAGCAACTTCTGGCACTATGTTTGATATTTGGACTAGTATAACAAATGCTACAACAACTACTAAGAATACAGAAAAAGGTTTACTTTCAGACTTTATAACATATCTTACCAAGAAACAAACTCATTATCAAGCAATCGTAGATAATGGAGAAGACCCATCAGATTTACATTCTTTAGAAGACCTGGCAACTATCGAGGCATCAGCACCGTAGATATATAAATAGTAGTGTTGCATAGCAACTAATTACACGAACAAAAAGTGATACTACTATGGCAGTGAAAAATCTACATCTAGAGCATTTAGAAGACGAAATCATCAACAATGGTATTGATGGTGGTCGTGCATCTATAAACTTCCTACAATCACTTCGAGACATGATGAAAGGCAATTCATCTCGTGGTGTAAACATGACTGTAAAATGGGATGGTGCACCTGCAATATGGGCAGGAAAACATCCAGAGACAGGTCAGTTCTTTGTCGCAAAGAAATCACTATTCACTAAAGCACAACTACATTACACCTCAGAACAGGCGATTAAAGACGCTCCTGAGTTGTCTGGCGACTTAGAAACTAAGTTCTTAGAATCATTCAGACATCTATCTAAACTATCTTGGAACAAGATACTACAAGGTGATTTGATGTTTACAGATTCAGATAAGAAGATGCAGAAGATAGATGGCGTAGATTGTGTCACATTTCAACCAAACACCATAATGTATGCAGTTGATATCAAATCAGACTTAGGTGAGAAGATTGCAAACGCAAAATATGGTATAGTATTTCACACCACATACACAGGTTCAACAATAGAAGATTTGGGTGCATCATTTGGTGCAGACATATCAACACTAGGTAATTCTAGAGATGTATGGATTGATGATGCAACATATAAAGATGTATCAGGTAATTCTACACTCACAGCAAAAGAATCAGTTGCATTGTCAAAGGCATTATCAACAACAGGTAAAGCATTTAGACAAATCAAAAGACCTGCATTGATAAAGTTTATGAAAGTTCAAGACACCATTGCGAAGAAAGGTGCAGGTGCAACATACAAAACATATATGAATACGCAGATAAGAAAAGGTAAATTCAAACTATCTTACGCAGATTACATAAAACATTTTGATGACTATTGGAAAAACAAAGTAGTTGCAAAAGTCAAAATGGAAAAAACAAAAGAACAAAAAAGACAAATGGGTGAACAACTCAGAAGAGAACTATTAGGTTTAAAGGTGTTCATCAATGCATTGACTATATTTCAAACTAATCTAGTTGATGGTAAAGATATAATAATAAAAGGACTAAACAAAGCAAAATCAATAGGAACATTTGTAAGAGACTCTAATGGATTGAAGACAGTAAATCCAGAAGGATATGTTGCAATTGATAACGATGGCAAGGCAGTGAAGTTAGTAGACCGAATGGAGTTCTCACTAAATAACTTTACAGTCGCCAAGAATTGGGACAAATAATGAAAACACTAAAAAGATTTATATCAGAAGCAAAGAACAGACCAGTAGTGTTTGCATTTGGTCGTTTCAATCCACCGACAACAGGACACGCAAAACTAGTTGATGTATTGAATAGACTTGCAAAGAAAGTTGGTGGTGATGCAATGGTATTTACATCACATTCAAACGATAAGAAAAAGAATCCACTCAATCATAAACAGAAAGTAAACTATCTCAGAAAGTTCTTTGGTAAGAAAGTCAAAGTGCCAGATGTCAGTGCAAGAACTGTATTTGAAATTGCAAACGCATTATACAGTCAAGGGTATAGAAGTATCTATATGGTTGCAGGTTCAGATAGAATCAGAGAGTTCGATGCATTACTAAAGAAATACAATGGCACAAAGGCAAGACATGGTTTCTATAAGTTCGATGAGATACAGATAGTCAGTGCAGGTGAGAGAGACCCCGATGCAGATGATGTATCAGGAATGAGTGCAAGTAAAATGAGAGCTGCCGCTGAACAAGGAGACTTCGACACATTCAAACAAGGTGTGGCAAATAAACAGTTCGCAGACAAACTATACAAAGATGTGCGTAAGGGCATGGGCATAAACGAAGATACACACTTACCACTTTATATGCAAGAAGACTTGATACAAGAGGGTGTATATGACCCAGGCATTTTCAAGGCAGTATTCTTAATGGGTGGTCCAGGTTCTGGTAAATCAACAGTAGTGAATCAATTATCATTCAAGGCATTAGGTTTGAAGATAGTCAATACAGATAAATCATTCGAAACAGGTTTAAAAAAGGCAGGTCAAACTCTAGATTTAAAAACTGTGCCTGCTGAAATCAGAGACCCAATCAGAAAGAAAGCAAAAAGACAAACTACTAGAATGATGGACAGATACATTGATGGCAGACTAGGTCTTGTTTTCGATACTACAAGTGCAGATTCAAGTAAGATTAAATTCTACAAAGGTATGTTAGATAGATTGGGGTATGAATCTAAGATGGTGTATGTAAGTGCATCATTAGATAACGCACAAAAAAGAAACTCAATGCGTGCTAGAAAATTACCACCTGAAATAGTTAAGAAAGATTGGGATAGGTCACAAAAGAATATCGATATCATGAAGAAGATATTCAAAAAAGACTTTGTTCAGGTAACAAATGATGATGACTTGTCATCATTACAAAAGAAAACAAACTCATTGTTTAGTAAACTCATGACATGGTCTACATCTTTCCCTAATAACAAACCTTCATCTTTGTGGAAACAGAGACAATTACTTACAAAAAAGTATAAATAGTATTATGAATCAGTTAGATAACATATTAGAAAAACTTAGAAGAGTTGCACAAGACCCCGATGTAGATGACAAAAAGGGAACTCAACCTAAGAAATATTACTCAGGTGTAAAGAAAGATAAGAAAGACGCCAGAGATGCACACTTTAAAAAGGGTGCAAGTATGTCTGATGACAACCCTAATGCATACAAAGAAGCACCAGGTGATAGAGACAAAGACGGCAAACTAAAGAAAACTAAACCATCTAAACATACAGATAAGTTCAAACAAATGTATGGTGAGGCAGTATCACCTGCACAACAAGCCGCAATTGCTATCGCAAAGAAAAAATCAGGTAAGTATGATAAAGATGGCAAAAGACTAGAAAAAGAAGCATGTTGGGATGGTTATAAACAAGTTGGTATGAAGAAGAAAGGTAAGAAAATGGTACCAGATTGTGTTCCAGAGATGAATGAAAAGAAAAAAGATATGACTGCAATATCTACTTGGAAAAAGAATCTAAAGAAAGTTAAAGGTCTATCTAAAGATACAATGCAACAACTATCAACATTGCCTACACCAGTAATCACATCTCTTATCAATCAAATAGGTATGATTGTTGCACAATACAATGAAGAACTAGAAGAATCATATGATGTGCGTAAGTATATGAACTTGAAGAAACAACTTGCCGATTTAAGAGTCAAGGCAGATAAGGCTGAGTCAGGTGGAAGAAAAGATTCTTTAATGGGTATTCATAAGAGAATGGACCAAATCAAAGACAAAATGCACAAAGTTAAGTATGAAGAACTAGGACCAAATGCAGATGCAGGAGATTACATAGACGATTTTAGAAAGTCTGATGCACCACAGTTTAAAGGTAAGTCAGATAAAAAGATTAGACAAATGGCGATTGCCGCCTATTTAGATAAGAAGGAGAAATAACATGCCACATGAAATGGGAACAGATGAGTATCTAAAATACCTACAGTCAGAGACACCAGGTGAGTTAGAAACTAACTACAAAGAGAGTGTAGATGAATACATCAAAGAAGCAAAAAAGGCCAATGAAGACCAGAAGAAACAACATTTCTCTATGGCTTTTGATAATCCACTAAAAGGTTTTCCTTACAACGAACAGTTTGGGTTTGATAAGAATCTTATGGAGATTGAAGAAGACTTGGCTGCTATTGAATTAGAAGAATCAAATCCTGATGCCGCTTTGAAAAATAAAGCAGAGAAATCAGGCATGCCATTGGGTATACTAAAGAAAGTATTCAAAAGAGGTGTAGCGGCATGGCGAACAGGACATAGACCAGGAACTAATCCAACCCAATGGGGTCTGGCAAGAGTAAATAGTTTTACTACAAAGTCTAAAGGAACATGGGGTGGTGCAGACCAAGACCTCGCAAAACAAGTTGGTGGCAAATAATGAAATCATTTAAAGAATATCTAGAAGAGAAACTAGGTTATAATGGTTCATATCAAATGAGAAGTAAATTTGATGGTAAAGAGTTTGACAGAAAAAAAGAAATGCAGACTCTTAACAAGATAAGAAAGTCATTAGAACAAGCAGATAAAGCCCACGCACAACTACAATATCCTCATGTAGTTGATACCGTCACACACATTTGGGACCATATTAATAATGCCCACATAGGTATTATGAAATATGAATCAAATATCAAACAAGGTAAGTATGACGGCGAAATAGATATGGATGACTAATGAAAACATTTCGTGAATTTTTAGAAGACGATAGCACAGAGTTAGACGAAAGAGTCGACTCTATGATGACTCGTCTTAAAAGAGCAAAGGCGGCTAGAAAGAATAAGAACAAAATGAAAATCGCCAGAAAGATTGCTTCTAAAAAAATTAAGATAGATAAGAAAACTATTGACAGAAGAGCAAAGAAGAAGGCAAGATTAGTTCTTAAAAAGAAAAGACTCAGAGGTAAATCAGAGAAAGACTTAGGCATGGGTCAGAAGATTGCACTCAGTAAGTTTTTAGATAAGAAGACTGCCGCTATCGCCAGAATTGCTAAGAAACTCAGAAAGGGTTTAATCAAACAAGAACTCAATAAGAAAAGAAAGAAACCCATAGAGAAGGCAAACAAAAACGCAATACCACAAAAATGAAGACATTCAAAGAACTTGCAATAAGAGAAACACTCGATGAGATGCAGATAAACCATACAAATCTGTTAGACAATCCTTTCAGATTAGGTTCAATGATGTATTTCGAAATCATTAACGAGGCACGAAGACTCGCAAAAGAACAAAAATATAGACTTACCGAAATAGATGGTATGATTCTAGAAACAGATTTAGGTGAATATGATGTATTTGAGGGCAATTTAGTTCCCTTAGATTGTCCTATGATGGAAATAAACGAAGAGAATGAAGACAAACCTATAGGCAAACCAAAAGCAGGTGGGCCTAAGAAGTTTTATGTGTATGTCAAAGATGGTGACAAAGTAAAAAAAGTCACATTCGGAGATACATCAGGTCTAAGTGTAAAATTCAAAGACCCAAAGGCAAGAGCATCTTATGTCGCAAGACATAATTGTGATACTGCAAATGATAAAACTACACCAGGTTATTGGTCTTGTAGAC